GGCATGAATATACAAGAAATTACAGACCGAAGCATTGGGAAGATCACGGTAAGGAAAGTAAAACACAAAAAACCAGTGGACAAAGAGATGTTTTTGCTAGAGAAAAGACAAGACAACTTTTTGGAACTGATGAGGGTGATATTGATATGGGTATTTATTGTTTGGGTAATAAAAGAACTTTACACGATTATGAAGTTTATGGAGGATTTGATTTTAAAAAATGTATAATCCAAGACTATACTCTAAAAGTTAAAGAACCACCAAATCCTATTGATTGGGAAAACCAATTTATCAAAAATGTGTATAATTTTGAGGTAGATTGGGATTTAAATTTTTTCAAAAAGTATAATTTTATAAATAAAAGGTTTTTAACTTTTGCGGTTGCAAATAGTAGTGGTGCTGAACTATATAGAAGAGATTTTACATTAGAAAACGACCCTCAATATGTTAATCTAGAAATAAACAAATTTAGAGCTTTTTTTGAATCAGCGGATAGACCAAATAAAATAATTATGTATCTCTTCGATGAAGAAAAACAATGGAGTGATAGATATGAAAAAATAATAGTATGAGAATAGCATTTATAGTCATAGGAAATAGTAGAAGAAGTAATTACTTGAATGGTGAAACATTAAGATATGGTGGTGGTGGAGGATCTGGAACTGATACAAGTTCTATTTTAATTGCCGAATATCTTGCAAGTCAAGGACATGAAGTTGTGTTTGCATCAGAAAGATTAGAACCTCATTTAGATAAAAAATTAGAATCATTAGGGTTGGGTTTTGAACCTGGAAAGAATGTAAGAGGCGTGTGTTATACTGATATACATTTCACTAATGTACCAAACAAAGAATTTGACATATTAGTAAGTAGTTTATGGTTTGTTGATTATAAAAATATCCCAATCAAAATTTCAAAAGGTTTAATTTATTGGTCTCATATGCAATGGATATATGGGGTGGGTGAAATCATTGATTTTGTAAATACCAATAATTTAAAATTAGGCATTGTGAATATATCTGAATGGGAGAAAAAAATGAACCAAAATGTGGTTAATAGTTTATTAAATAATTGTAAAGATACAATTTCAACAATAATACCAAACCCAATAATGGATGATGTAATAAATGAAGTATTATTAAATAACCCAAAAAAGAAAAAACATAAATTTATTTTTCATGCAGCATGGGCAAGAGGTGGTGATGTTGCGGTGGAAGCGGTTAGAAAATTAAATTTCAAGGATTGTGAATTCCACGCCTTTGATTATTTATTGGCAACACACGCACATTCAGATTCTTTTTTTAAACTACATAATAGTGTGGATAAAAAAACATTATTTACACATTTGGCCGAAAGTGAATATTTTATTTATCCTCTATATACACCATATCAAGATGTTCATAAAGACACTTTTTCTTGTGTTGTTGCAGAAGCTATTGCGTTAGGTTGTATTCCGGTGACATATCCATTAGGTGCTTTACCTGAAAATTTTGATGGGTATTGCGCTTGGTTGAATTTTCCTCCGGGTTCAGACCCAAATAAGATGCAAAACGAACCTTTATCAAAAGACATTGATGGTATTTTTAAATATTCTGATAATATCGTATCCAAAGTAAATTTTTTAGAAGAAAATCCAGAATTTAAAAATAAAATAATAGAAAATGGAAAAGATTATATTTTAGAAAAATTCAACAAAAATAAAGTAGGAGATATGTGGACAAATTTTATTAATAGTTTATTGAATGGGTAATAGAGATTACACAGATTACTATTGGAGATTACATAATGATTCTAGTATCCCAATTCAACATATTGAGTACCTGAAATCAATTGATTACTATCCTAAAGTTATTTATGACATAGGTTCTGCGGTTCTTCATTGGACTAAAGAGGCTAAAAAAATATGGTCTAATTCAATATATTATAATTTTGAAGCAGTTTTACAAGTTGAAGAATTTTATTTGGAATATGGTTCTACATTTTCTTTGAATGTTTTTAGTGATATGGACGATAAAGAATTAATATTTTATAATCACCCACTTTATTTGGGTGGTAATTCTTATTATAAAGAAAATGAAATTTTTTCTCCCGCGGCTAAAAACATATATGATGAAAAATCTTATGAAATAAGACTGACAAAAAAAATAGACACTATTGTATTTAATCAAAAATTCAGATTACCTGACTTTGTGAAAATTGATGTTCAAGGTGCCGAAATTGATATTTTAAAAGGAATGAAAGAAACACTCAAAAATGTTAAACATATGATTGTGGAATTACAACATGTTGAATATAATTTAGGTGCTAAAAAAATAGATGAATCAATTCCCTTTATAGAATCTTTAGGTTTCGAGCTTGTTTCAAATAAAAGTAATAATAAATATTTTTGTGGTAATGGTCCTGATGCTGATTATCACTTTATAAGAAAATAATTTATGTATGATTATATAATTGTTGGTTCTGGATTTTTCGGTTCTATTTGTGCTCACGAACTTACAAAAAAAGGATATAATTGTTTAGTATTAGAAAAACGCAACCACATTGGTGGAAATTGCTATACATCTAACAGAGATGGTATTAATGTTCACGATTATGGTCCCCACATTTTTCACACCTCTAATGATGAAGTTTGGGAATGGATAAATCAATTCGTTTCCTTCAATGATTTCACACTAAGAGCTGTTGCAAATTATAAAAATGAAATTTACTCATTACCTTTTAATATGTGGACATTCTCAAAATTATGGAATATTACACAACCAAGTGAAGCAAAAAAAATAATAGAAGAACAAGGTAGTGAAATTATAGAACCAAAAAACTTGGAAGAACAAGCCATAAAGTTGGTTGGTAGAGATGTTTATGAAAAACTAATAAAAGGTTATACAACTAAACAATGGAAAAAAGATCCTAGATTATTACCAAAAGAAATAATAAAAAGACTACCAGTTAGATTTACATACGATAATAATTATTTTAATGACAAGTATCAAGGAATACCAATAGGTGGTTATACCCAAATATTTGAAAAATTATTAGATGGAATTGAGGTAAAATTAAATGTGGATTACTTATCGGATAAAGAATATTGGAATTCAGTTACAAAAAAAATAATATACACAGGTCCAATAGATGCTTTCTATAACTATAAATTTGGAGAATTGGAATATAAAACAACAGAATTTAATCACAAGAAATTTGAAACTGAGAATTATCAAGGGTGTGCTATGATGAACTTCACGGATTCCGAAGTTTCATTTACGAGAATTATAGAACATAAACATTTTGAAAAAACCGAATCAAATGTGAGTTGGGTTAGTTGGGAATATCCAACAGACTATTCAGCAAAAAAAACAGAACCTTATTATCCTGTCAATGATCAAGAAAACAATTTCAAATATAGTCAGTATAAAACATTAGCCGACAAAGAAGAAAATATAATTTTTGGTGGTAGATTGGCGGAATATAAATACTATGATATGCACCAAGTAATAGAATGTGCATTAAAAAAATGTAAAGAAGAAATTATATTATAGGAAAACTAATATTTATTGTAAAAACAATAAATGGAATTTTATATTAAAAAGAACGCAACATTACCATTGTTAAAAATTCAAGTGGTAAAAGACGGTAGAAGTGACTACAATAGTTTTATGAATTTCATTGAGGAATCAGCAATATTCTTTTCAATGTCAGATGTTGAAACCGGAATTCCAAAAATAGTGACAAGGCCGGCTGGTTTCACAAAAAAAGAATTTACGGATCCAAATGCTCCGGTTGAGTATTATGTTTATTACCAATTCCAGTCAAAAGACACAAATAAGGTTGGGAGATTTGAAGGTCAGTTTTTATTTAGAACCGAGAACGAGGGTGTTTTAATTTTACCGATAAGAGAAAAATTATATATTAATATCCAAGAAAGTTTTATAGGTGATGATTTACCATATGAAAGTTGTTATGTTTCAGAATTTCCTTGTTGTGTTTCAACACCAGTTATTCCAGTAACAGCAACAACAACAGTTGTCGAAACAGAATTTCCACTTGGTAGAACACATAAGCCAGATGAACGGGATAATAATTATTTAATTGAAAACCACCTTTTAACCTCATCAAGATCAAGGGTGACAATAACATCAAGATATTGGGATGATAATGGATGGTGGGGAAATCAAGGAAATACACCGCATTGTGTTGGTTTTTCTTGGGCTCATTGGTTGGAAGACGGTCCAATTGGACAACCAGGTGTTGCGCCAATCATTCAACCTAAAATAATTTATGAAAACGCTCAAAAACTTGATGAATGGCCAGGTGAAAACTATAATGGAACTTCGGTAAGGGGTGGTGTAAAATATCTACAACAAGTAGGTAAGGTAAGAAATTATTATTGGGGTTATACACTTCAAACATTAATTGATTCTGTTTTAAATATTGGACCGGTAGTGGTTGGGACAAATTGGTATAGAAATATGTTCTTTCCAGATAGAAATGGAAATATAAGAATTGGTGGTCCTTTACTTGGAGGTCATGCCTATGTGATAAATGGTGTTGACACAAGAAAAAGAATATTTAGAATGAAAAATAGTTGGGGTAGAAGTTGGGGTATAAATGGCACAGCTTATATTTCCTTCAATGATATGGAAAGATTAATTAGAGAAAAAGGAGAAATTTGCTTTGCGACAGAAATATCTTCATAAAAACAAGTATTTATAAAAAAAAATTATGGCAAATAAAAAAATATCACAATTACCTTCTGTTAGTAGTGTACAATATACACCAACAGATATATTACCAATTGTAAATTACACGGTTTTGAGTGGAACAACAAGTCAAACAACAATTACAAACTTAAAAACATATATAAATTCCGGAAATACAGTATCAATATCTGGAGGAACTGGAATATTAACTGGAGGAACATATCCTAACTTTACAATAACAAATACAAGTCCAGATCAGGTTGTAAGTATTAGTGGAGGAACCAATTTAAGTATTACTGGAACATATCCTAACTTTGGTGTTAATTTCACAGGATCAACCGGAACATCATTTACTGGTGGAACTGTAAGTGGTGAAACGAATTTTACTGGTGGACTAAGTGCAAATACATTAAATGTTAATGGAAACTTAACTGTAACTGGTAATACTTCTTTACAAGGTTTAACAGCTACAACAATAAGTGCTACAACATATCAAAATTTACCAATTAGTGGTTTAACTCCTGGTAATAATATTGCAATAAGTGGAACTAATGGAAACTTCACAATATCGGTTACTGGGACACCAATTAGTTCATATACCAACATCGGTTCAACCGGAACTTCATTCAACTGGAATGTTTCTGGTGTTAGCACAAATTATCAAGTAACATTGACAGCAAACACAACATTAACATTAACAAATGTAAGAAATGGCGAATACGGGACTTTAATTGTCACACAAGACGCTGTTGGTGGAAGAACATTAAGTTTAGGTAATGTTAATGGTGGTGTGGTAACACATAGTGTTGCAAACGGAGGTGGTGGTATAATATTGACATCAAATGCAAATGCTACCGATATAATAACATTTACATACAACGGAACAACAATGTATTGGACAGTTGGTAATGACTATGCCTAAAATTTAATTATGAGTAGGCAACAATTTACATCAAGAAATAATATAGGTCAAGTACTGACATTTCAAAAAAGTGGGTCAACAACATCATTTGATCCGGATGTTACATTTAGTAGTGGTTCAAGAAGGGTTTCTTGGAAACTTAATAATGGGACAAATATTACACAAACAGCCGGAAATTCAATCACATATAGTGGGTTTTCTGCTGACACAGAAATTAGAACCATTCAAATGAGAGGTAATAGTTTTAGTAACATTAATGGATTTAATTTATTTAATGATAACATATATGGTAAATTAGATTTAACACCATTATTAGGTTTGGGTGGGGTTTTTATTGTTTCAAATAACCCAAGATTGACAGGAATAACACATTCATCATCATCACAAAATTTTAGTACTTATTCTGTGTATTCTTGTAATTTAACAGGAAATTTAGATTTAACACCATTATCAGGTTTGGGTGGCGATTTTCAAACTCAGAATAATTCCAATTTAACTGGTATTACACATACACAATCATCACGAAATTTTACGTCTTATTCTGTGTATTCTTGTAATTTAACAGGAAATTTAGATTTAACACCATTATCTGGTTTGGGAGGTGAATTTTATGTTAATAATAACTTAAACTTAACTGGTATTACACATTCACCATCATCACAAAATTTTACAAGATATTGGGCTAATAATTGTAACCTAACAGGAAATTTAGATTTAACGCCATTATCAGGTTTGGGTGGTGATTTTAGATCTTATAGTAATCCCAATTTAACTGGTATTACACATACACAATCATCACGAAATTTTACGTCTTATTCTGTGTATTCTTGTAATTTAACAGGAAATTTAGATTTAACACCATTATCAGGATTGGGTGGTAATTTTCAAGCTCATTCTAATTCCAATTTAACTGGTATTACACATACACAATCATCACAAAATTTTAGTAATTATTCTGTGCATTCTTGTAATTTAACAGGAAATTTAGATTTAACACCATTATCAGGTTTGGGTGGTAATTTTTCGATATATAATAATACCGGTTTAACAAATATAACGCATACACAATCATCACAAAATTTTACGTCTTATTTGGCTAATAATTGTAACCTAACCGGAAATTTGAATTTAACAAATTTAACAAAATTAGGTGGGTCAAGCTCCGCTTCGACAGGGTATATCCAAGTTAGCGGTAATGATAATTTAACTAATGTTATTTTTCCTAACGTCAATACTTTTTTTAGAAATACTAGTAATAACGATTCGTTCTCGGCTTTTAGAATGTTTGACTGTAATTTAGATTATGTTGATTTTAAACCATTATCAGGAGCCACATTAATATCAGGGGCAACACAAGGGAGACCTATTATTGGATTATATGATAATAATATGTCATCTTCTGATGTAAACCACATTTTGGTCGATTTTAGTGGAAACGCTACTTACAATCCGACCGGATGGTCAAATATTAATTTAAAAATAGGGGGAACAAACGGCGCACCAGATGCTAGTTCAGGTGGTTACGATGGAATTGCCGCAAGAAATTTTTTAACCGGATCCCCATATAACTGGATTATAACACATTCATAAATATATATTAAATTTTTTATTTGACAATACACAACCAATCCAATATATTTATTGGGGTAAGGTAAATGTCGTTTGACACGACAGCAAATGAACCACTCAAAAATATATTATGATTACAGCAGAAGAAATTAAATCGTTTCTAGAAGGAAACGACCCAGAAGAACACATTGTGGCAATAGAGTTTGATTATCAAAAAGACCACATTTATAAAATCAAAGAAATACCGGGAAAAGGAAAATCAATTGTAAGAGATAGCTTAATTGCATTTGCTTGGGTTGGTGATTTAAGAGGGTTAAACTTTTACCAAGGATCAAAGGCTTTACAAAAAGAAGCGATGACCAAGTATGGTATTATTATAGAAAAATTAAGAACAGACGGAAATGAACAATTAGAAAACGGTTTAACATTCCTTGTTAAATCTTTAAAAGGATATAGAGCACTTACACAATTTTTTAGAGATGGTGGAATTGATCCATGGGGTGAAAAGGTAAGAGATAAATTCTTAATGCTTACACCAACAGAACAATTCTTAGTCTCAAAAGAAAAGAGATTATTCAAAGGATTTGAAGACTACAACGACATCACGCGACTTGTATTTGACCTTGAGACCACATCTCTAGAACCTAGAGATGGGAGAATCTTTATGATTGGGATTAAAACAAATAAGGGTTATAGTAAAGTAATTGAGTGTTCAACTGATGACGAAGAAAGAAAAGGTATTGTTGAGTTCTTTAAAATTATAGATGAAATAAAACCATCAATTATTTCTGGGTATAACTCAGCAAACTTTGACTGGTACTGGATTTATGAAAGATGTAAGATTTTAAATCTTGATATAAAGAAAGTTGCAAAGTCACTTCACGGTGAAAGATCAATCACACAAAAAGAATCAATATTAAAATTAGGAAACGAAGTTGAGAGTTTTACCCAAACTCAAATGTGGGGTTATAACATTATTGACATCATACATTCAGTTCGTAGAGCTCAAGCAATTAATTCCTCAATCAAAGAAGCCGGACTTAAATACATCACAAAATTTATTGATGCTGAAGCTAGTGATCGTGTGTATATTGACCACGACAAGATTGGTTCTTTATACAAGGAAAAAAACCTATACTGGTTAAACATTGAAAACGGAAAATATAAGAAAGTTGGTATTGATGAAAAAATAGATGAGGTATGTTCAAGAAGAACTGACATTTATATTCAAACAACCGGTGATGATATTGTGGAGCGTTACTTGGACGATGACTTGGAAGAAACTTTACTTGTTGATGAAGAGTTCAACCAAGGATCTTTTCTTCTTGCATCACTTCTTCCAACAACATATGAGAGGGTTTCAACGATGGGAACCGCCACAATCTGGAAACTTGTAATGCTTGCCTGGTCGTATAAGAATGGTCTTGCAATTCCAGCAAAAAAAGAAAAAAGAAACTTTGTTGGTGGATTGTCAAGATTACTTAAAACTGGATACTCAAAGGATGTATTAAAACTTGACTACTCATCACTATATCCATCAATACAATTAACACACGATGTATTCCCAGAATCGGATATAACTGGTGTAATGAAAGGTTTATTATCTTATTTTAGGGATACTCGTATTATGTATAAGAATCTATCCGCCGAGTGGAAAACAAAAGATAAGAAAATTTCACAAAAATATGATAATTTCCAATTACCCGTAAAAATATTTATCAATTCACTTTTTGGTGCTTTGTCAGCACCACAAGTATTTCCTTGGGGTGATATGGACAAGGGTGAAATGATTACTACCACTGGAAGACAATATTTAAGAATGATGATTCATTTTTTTACTGAAAGGGGGTATCAAATAACAATTTTAGATACTGATGGTATTAATTTTATAACACCAGAAGGAATGGAAAACAAAAAATATATTGGTAAAGGTCTTAACTGGTTGGTAAAGGAAGGTAAAGAATATCTTGGTGCTGACGCTGATGTTGCGGAATTTAATGATATGTGTATGCGTGGAAAGATGGGCTTAGATATAGACGGCTGTTGGCCAGCGTGTATAAACCTTGCTCGTAAGAACTATGCTTTATTAACGGATAAAGGTAAGGTTAAACTTACGGGAAATTCGATTAAATCTAAAAAGATGCCAAAATATATTGAATTGTTTTTGGACAAAGGAATTAAACTTTTACTTAATGGTGATGGACAAGGGTTTGTTGAATGGTATTACGAATATCTACAAAAAATATTTGACCAAAAGATTCCTTTGATGGATATTGCAAACAAGGCAAAGATTAAACAAACCATTGATGATTACATCAAAAGAAGTAAAACCAAAACAAAAGCTGGGGCTGAAATGTCAAGACAAGCACATATGGAACTTGTAATTAAAGAAGGCCTTAATGTTAGTCTTGGTGATGTAATTTATTATGTGAATAACGGAACAAAAGCATCACACGGAGATGTTCAGAAAGTAAATCAACCAAAGAAAGGGTGGAATGAAGAACAACTAAAAACTTTTTTCTCAAATTCAAAAGTTAATCCAGATATAGTGGGATCAGTTATACAACTTAATTGTTATAGAATTGACCCCAAAGAATTAGAAAGTAACCCAGGACTTACTGGTGATTATAATATCCAAAGAGCAATTGCGACATTTAATAAAAGAGTGGAACCATTACTTGTTTGTTTTAAAGAGGAAGTTAGAAATGGTTTATTGGTTAAAAATCCGGAAGATAGACCATTTTTTACTAAAGACCAATGTGAGTTAATAAATGGTGTTCCTTTTGATGAAAAAGATCAGGATAAATTAGAGGATGTTATGGAAATGTCGGATGATGAGGTTGTATTCTGGGAAAAAGTTGGCATTTCACCATATCATATGTATGATAATGTTGATCCATATATGCAAAAATTTATTTCATAATTTTTTAATAAAAGTGAAACTTTAATAAACTGACAGATATTTATATTATGGGGAGACCAAAAATTAACCAAGAAGATAAAAAAATAAAATTTGGTATAAGTTTAGATCCTAAACTTTATCAAAAAATAAAAGATGACGGTCACAAGGTCTCAACATTAATTGAAAGATTAGTTAGAGAGTATGTTTTGGGATAATTATGGATTTTATGGTTGGCATATTGACCACATAATACCACTATCATCGGCAAAAAACGAAGAAGAAATTTACAAGCTTTGTCATTACACAAATCTACAACCACTATGGGCTAAAGAAAATTTGAGTAAAGGATCAAAGATAATCTAACCCATCTTTAGACCATCACTTGCTTTAACATACCAGTTACCCTCAACAAATTGGAATTGAACACAAGCTCCTTTTTCTAAAAGGAGTTCATCCCATTCTTCGTCAATAGAACCAACATCTGATTTAACTAAAACACTTGTTAATGATTTTATTGTAATTTTTGTAGATATATTAGAATTTAAAGTAACTTCAGAATAATCAACTTCTTTTACAATTAAAAAAGTTTCATCATTTGTTACATATTGTGTTTCAGAAATTACTTTACAAACCTCCTTTGGGGTTTCAATGACCACTTTCGGTTCAACAACTGTTTGTGTTTGGTATCTAACAACATTTTTTCTGGGTGTTAAATTTTCAACCTTTATCATATCACATATATTTGTCTTGGCATCGCCCTAAATTTTAGGGATTTATTTAAGTTTTCGGCAATTAATGCGTCTCTTTCTATTACTTTTTCTGGTTTTAACCTAGTTAATCGACCTTCAGCACCAATTAATTCATCTATCAATTTTGTCTTTTCATCTTTAGCTTCTGTCGCTAGTGTTTGCCATTCCAGTTGTAAATCACCATCTGGTGTTTTTAAATTACCACTAAATTTACCACGAACCTTTGAAAGTGTTTCTTTGCAATATGCTATAAACCACCTTCTAACCCAGATTTGTGCCGGATTGTTTAAGTCGTGCCAACTCATTTTGTCAAATGGAACATCAGATGGTAATTTGATAATATCTGGATTATCCTTTAAACATTTATCTCTATCTTCCGGACCAACATCATAATACCAATACCAAACTTTTCCTTTCATTAATGTTGAATTACCGAAGTCAAATTTACCACCTGGTGTGTTCATCAAATGAACCGCTTTCTTACCATCTGGTAATGCTGTTACTCTATATGTTAATTCACCAGCGATAATTCTTTTTTGAATATTTATTTCTTGCATTCTCAATAACATATCAAATGCTGGCATTAAAAAGTAACTACCAGATAAATTACCAACTTGAGCATAACCTGCTGGTCCTGAAATACCACCACCAGCAATACCACCAAATGCCCAAGGATCAAAAAGTAAGTTATTCATTTCTGGTGGCGTGAACCACAACATCTCATTTAATTCTCTATTTGCCGGAATTTCATAAATTTGTTGTCCTTTAACCAACTGAATATAATCTTTTTTCAATACCCAATCACCGCCGGCTTGAAGACCAACAATTTTTGAGTATGCGTAAGTATATCTTGTTTCATAATCCAAACTTCTTGTTGTGAAAGCTCTGGATAAAGATTGTGTATCAAGGTTTAAATTATTTAATGCTGACCATTGAGATTCAATTAACCAATCTTGAACATATTGTGAATATTCGTCAATTGAAAATTCAAGAAGAGTATCCATTTGTTCGTCTTCCAATTCAACACTTCTTAAAGGGGCACCAAGTAAATGTCTTACTTTTTTATAAAGGTCGCTCCTTCCTGGTTCAGATATAATTGCCATAGTTCTTTTTTATATAAATATTACCTTATTGGATTTACCAATTTTTTAAGATCTAACTTGAATCTTTCATTTTTAGATAAACCTATAATAATGTCTTGTGGTAAATTGTCTCCAAGTCTTGGAACACCGTATTTGTTTCCAAGTTGATTAAATAAATTTAAAACTTCTTTTGTTTTTTCATCACCAATTAAAAAAGATTGATAATCATCCATTGTTAAAACTGGAAACTGAATAAATCCAGACATAGTTTTATCACCACTAAGTATTTTTGTTGATAATGATATTGTTTGTGCTTCTGGTGATCTTCCGGCATTTAATAACCCAGGTGTTTTAACAAGATCAATAATTTTATTTTTATCATAATAATATAAATCAATTCCAACTTTTGTTTCATTTGGGATACCAACCAACAACCCGGTGATGTCTGTAAGTAAAAATTCCAATATATCTTCGGCTTGATTTTTCAAATCTTGATTTTCGTGATTTACCAATAATCTAAGAAAATTTGGTTGTTGGCTCATCTTTAACAATTCTTGTTTGTTTTCTTCAGAACCAGAATAGTTGGCTAAATATTGACCCAATGTTTCTTTAATACTTTTAAGTGTTATTCGTTCTTTTTGACTTCTAACGATTTTACAAGAAATTTTATCACCAGCTGGTGTTGAGACATCGAATGGTGAAACATTACTTGTTGCTAGATCACCATTTAAAAATCCGGCCACCATACCTTCAAAATCAAGACCTCTTGACTTACTTTTTACAAATCTTTGAAAATAATTATTAAATCTATATTTTGATCTTTCTGATACATTACTCAAATTAAGCGACATAAGACCTTCAAGTGTTCTATTAAAATCAATATTACCTCTTGAAGTTTCGGCAGTTATGATGTTTTTAATTGCTTCTGATGCGGATTCGGCATCCAAGGGTATAAGTCTGATTTTTTGTAATTCACGACTCATTGCCTTTTTTAAATCATAATCCATAGTATCATTTTCAACAATAATTTTTCTTAATGATTCGTTTAATTTCTTTTTTGATTTCGTTTCATATAAATCATTAACAAAATCCCAATTTATATAGTTCCAAAAATTATTTATATATTCGTCTCTTTTGTTTTGATATTTTAAATAATAAGCATGTTCCCAAAGATCAAGTCCTAGTAACGGAAAACCACCACCTTTGACAACATCCATCAATGGATTATCTTGGTTTGGTGTAAAAGTTATTTTTAATTTATTATTTTTTGTAAGAATTAACCAAGCCCAACCAGAACCAAAACCATCTTTGGCAATTAAATTAAATTCATCTTTTAATTTTTTTAAATTTCCAAAATCTTTTTTAATTTTTTCTAAAATTGATTTGCTTGGTTTTTGTTTTTTTGGTGACAACATTTTCCAAAATAAAGCATGGTTAAAAGCCCCACCAGCATTGTTTCTTACTTTTGTGTCAAATTTTGATATGGACTTAACAATATCCTCAAGTTCCATTTCACCTTTTTTGTTTGATAATGCGGCGTTTAATTTTTTAACATAACCTTTATAATGTTTGTTGTAATGAATGTCCATTGTTTTAGGATCAACAAATTGTTTCATAGCCGAATATGAATATGGTAATTTTTCAATACCAATTTTTTTCATTTCAGTAATAAATTCTTTATGTAAATTTTGTTTTTCTGTTTTAAGAATTTCTTCTTTTAAAAGATCAAGTTTTTTTATTAATGGTTTTGAATGTTCAAAAACAAGTTCATTATAGTCTGGATATTCTTTTTCAAACATTTTAATTAATTGTCCAGCGAAAGCATTTGCTTCATCTTCATTTTGACCACCAATGTCCGGACCTCTTTCTCTACCTAAAACAAATCTTTGATGCGCATGAACCCATTCGTGTGCTAGAGTTCTCATTATATCACGGTTCAATCTATTTTTGGATAAGACTTTAATAACTCCGTTCATATTTTGAGACCCAGTGGACATATGTCCATTTTTCTCACCAAGAAATAAAATTTCGAGTTCTTTATTGACTGGATATTTTGAATTTATAAATTTAATAAAATCGTTATACATTTTCTTGTCTTGTGGGTCAAGACCAGAATCAATATGTTTTACAGTAAGTTTCATTATTTATAAATACCAATAAGTTTAAAAGAAATTAAGGTCTTTTATTTATAAGATTCAAAATTTCTTCCACAACATCACCAGTATCTTGGACCTCATCACCCATTACGGTTCCGATAATTTTTTTCTTTTTATTTAGAATATCATATATCGTACCTTCAATTGTATTAATAAACACTGGGTAATAAACTAATACATTATTTTTTTGACCGTAACGATATGCCCTATCTTCAGCTTGTGCGTGTTCTGCGGGAACAAATGATAAATCGTTCATTATTACAACTTCGGCTGAAGTTAATGTAAGTCCAACACCGGCGGCTTTTAAGTTTCCAACAAACACTTTAATTTTTTCATTTTCTTGGAATTGATCTACAGCGTATTGTCTTTGGACTTTATTACAACTACCATCAAGATATACCGATTCTTTACCAAAATGATTATGGATAAGTTGAAGTGTATCTGTGAAGTTTGTAAATATTATTACTTTTTTTCCTTGGTCTATAATATTTTGAGCAAATTCAATTGTTTCTTTTACTTTTTCATTTGCAATTACTTTTCTTACTTTCATAAGTTTTGAGAACTGAACGGTAAGAGAAGAGGATTCTTCTTTTTTATTTTCTAACCATTCATAATATTCACCCATTAAATCTTTATATTCTTTTGATGATGTTCTTAAATATACGGGTGTAATAATCTTATCCGGTAAATCCAAAACATCTTCTTTTAATCTTCTTAAAATTTGTTTTGATGTTCTTTCTCTTAATTCTTCCAGATTTGATGCTCCGGTTACATTCCATATTTTTCGATTGCCAGCTCTAAACTGAAATCCTTGACAATAACGAATAGCATACGCCATCCAGTTTTGTGCAACCGGACTTTCAATCAAATTTAATAAATTATAATAGTTGATTGGTCTGTTTGTCATTGGTGTTCCCGTTAATAACCACAAATATTTGGCTTTTTTTGTAAAACTATTAATTATTTTTGTTCTAGCAGCTTGACTATTACTTACCATATGAGCTTCATCCAATATGATTAAATCAAAGTTAGTTTGACCAATTGGCGAATCACTTGGGTTTTTAATATCATAAAAGTTCTTTAAAATATCATAATTAACAATTACAATATCGTGTTCCGTTGAGAATTTTTTTCCTTCAGCAATAAAAATACTACGATTGGTATATATGTTAAATTCTCGTTGCCAATTTATTTTAAGTGACGCAGGACAAACTACCAAAATTTTTTTTGTGTTGGTCTCAAGTGCTGCGATAATTGTGGAACATGTCTTTCCGACGCCCATGTCATCAGCTAAAATAAATCTTCTAGATTTTGTAAGTTTTTCTATTGCTTCTTTCTGGTGTGATAGTGGAGGTCTATGTTCGTATTTAGAATAATCAATAACAATATCATCTACCGTTTGTGATTTAATAAGGGACGACTTGGGCACCCAAAATTCGGACAAACTGTCTTTTTCAAAAAATTTACCCCAGATATGATATGATTTATCTTTTTCAACAAGTAGCTTTTCAATATAGACTTTTTCTGGCGTTTCAAACAAATATCTTTCTTGTGCAAACTTCTTTGCAAAGTATGGATCCAGTTCAACCCACTTTCTTGCAACCTTTGGTTTTGTATCAAAATAAGTTACAACATATTCGGCTTGAGTTCTTGTTGGATAAAACTTTTTATTAGTTTCTTTTTTGGTCTTCATATATAGAATATGGTTATTGGCCCCACTATATGAGTCCAATAAATCAAGGGCTTTATGTTCTATCAGTTTTTTTTGTATTTCCAAAATTCCAAGATATAAATAAAAATAATCATAAAATGATATTTATCAATAATGAATAGGTTTGAATTATATGGTTTATTTTGTCCAGACACTAACGAATTAAAGTATATTGGTATAACAAAAAATGGACTACAAAGAAGATTAAACGGTCATTTAAAATCACCAACAAATCAATTTATCGCATCTTGGTTTAATGATTTAAAAAATGAAAATAAAAGACCAATAATTAGACAAATAAAAGAATGTAAATCATATGATGATTTATTACAAGCTGAAATAGACGAAATTTCAAAATATAGACAATTAAATTTTGATTTATTTAACCTTGCTGATGGTGGTAATATAAATCCAATATTAGGTAAAAACATCCTGAAACAAGGAATAAACATATTGTCTGGTTATAGAATAGAATCGGACATTAAACAAAAACAGGAGGAGGCGTTACCATTAGGTGAGTCTACGAGTCCTGAAGCCCAACCATCTTTAGTGGTTGGGTAGTTCACATATTATAAAAAATAAAACTATAAAAGAAATTAGTAATTTATTTAATTGTGCTATAAACACAATTAATAAAAATTTAAGACAATATGAAATATATAAACCAAAATCTAATATTTATAATTTAGTGGTTGATGAAATAAAAAACCATTTAATAAATGGACTAAACTATGTTCAGATAGGTAATATTTATGGATGTAGTAATAAAATTATATTTAAATTTGTAAAAAAACATAACTTATATGTCAAATAATAGAGTGCCCATAACAAGGCTTGGTAAGTTCTTCGGAGAAGAAGATTTTTTTTTTTAGAGGTGGGCCTTGGGATGGAATGGTTAATCGGTGATATGAACTATACCTGTGTTTTATATCGTGTCGATAAAAACAAAACCAAAACCGATGATGTTTATGGTGAAACAGTTTCAGATGGTATTAAATTTTTACCTCCAGTTGAATTTAACGCTTATGTTGGAATTGCGACACCTGAAAATAAATTTATGGGATCAACCAAAATGGACCAACTTGAACCTGGAAATATTACAATGTCTGTTTATTTAAAAACTCTCGAAGATTTAGATGTTGATATCGATTTTGGAGATTATATTGGGTATTATGATACAGAAAGTTTTGTTCGATACTACACGGTTGTGAATGATGGTCGTGTTACATCTGATATAAAACACACATATAAAGGTTACCGTCCATTTTATAGAACTATTATTGCCGCACCAGTTGGACCTAACGAATTTAGAGGATTATAATATGGGACTACCAAAAAAAATTAAAAAAAATATTGACCTTATAGATAAGAAAACTCTTCTCCCAAGAAGACACGAGATTGCTGATATGATTTCTCAAGATGGGACATATCTACCAAAATCGTTATTACATCCAGATTTGGATAGAGGGTTTTTGGATTTTGTTCGTGATGAACTGAAATGTGTTGTCGAGGGTAATACCGTTCCTATGATTGATATTTTAATTACAACACAAAACTGGGCTCAATTTACTGAAACTTGGGACTTCCAAAACATTGATAAAAATGTTGAACCCCCATTTATTGCCGTTGTTAGGTCGCCAGAAGTAACATACGGAAACAACCCCTCTTTAATGACACTCAATATTCCGGAAAGAAGACAATATTATTATGCCAAGGTTCCAACCTGGGATGGACAAAGAAATGGTTTTGACATTTATAAAATACCACAACCAATACCAGTTGATATTAAATATACTGTAATTATTGTGTGTAATAGAATGAGAGAGTTAAATAAATTTAACCAAATTGTTCTTACAAAGTTTGCCTCAAAACAAGCATACCAGGTAATCAAAGGGCATTATATTCCAATTATTATGGGTAATATCCAAGATGAATCGGTTATGGATTTGGAAAAAAGAAAAGTGTATCTTCAAAAATATGAATTCACATTACAAGGATTTTTAATGGATGAAGATGAATTTGAAATTAGACCGGCAATTACAAGAACTTTTCAAATGTATGAGACTGAAACCGGAGTAAAAAGAAAAAAACAAAAAAAAGAACAACCTCAAATTGTTTCAACCTATAATCCAAAATATAAAATAGGAAATTTGGTGTCAGTTAATACCTTTGAATATACCGTAAATCTTAAATTATCAGCAAACAATAATGTTGATGAATATCAAGCTTTTATAAATGATGATTATTATGGTAATAGCCTGAGTGAAATACAAATTAACACCGGAGATACATTAAGAATTGTTATAACAAAGTATGACAACTCAAAAGATGCTGAAATTGTTTTTACACAAGAATTAATTTAATCTTCACCATATATATCTCTTTTTTCTTTACACTTTTCAATGATGAGTCCCTCAAGAAATTTATACATTTTTAAACCTCTTTTATCACAATACTTTTTTAAGATGTTATGAACATCCTTATCAATCTTTAAATTTTTAATTTTTTTATTGTTTTGTTCCATAGGTAGAAAAAAGGTAGAAAAAATTCTCACCAAAATATAAATAGTTTTATGTAAGTAAAGTTTTTGCTAAAAAACACAATATTTATAGTAAAATAAATTAAAACATAAAATTTAAAATCTATGGCAACTAACAGTAAAATATTTGTTTCACCAGGGGTTTATACTTCAGAAGTTGATCTAAGCTTTGTTGCACAAAGTGTTGGTGTTACAACTTTGGGTATTGCAGGAGAGACTTTAAAGGGTCCTGCTTTTGAACCAATTTTTATTAGAAACTATGATGAATTCCAAACCTACTTTGGTGGAACTTCACCAGAAAAATTTGTGAATACACAAATTCCTAAATATGAAGCGTCTTATATCGCAAAAGCATATTTACAACAATCAAACCAATTATTTGTTACAAGAATATTGGGTTTATCCGGTTATGACGCTGGTCCATCTTGGTCTATCGTAACCAAAGCAAATGTTGATCCTAAAACAGTTGATTTCTTATGTCTTAGTGCAATAACAGATCCGAATAATGTGTGTGATACTATTTGTGTTATACCAAGTGCAATTACATTTATGGTTCCATTTACAGCTTGCACTAATTCTGAAGATAGTATCATATATGACTCATTACCTAGTCCATTAACCAATGAATTCTTATTACAACAATACGAAAACTTTGATGGTTCAATTTCAACACTTGATACTAACATTAGAGATCAAATCTTTAATATTATTACAGATAATGGAGATCCACTTACAGCTCAAACTAGAAATATTAACTACTATGGTTCAATTTGGGGTGATGACTATGATAGTTTAGTTAGTCTTGGTTATTCAGCTGAAACAAATGTATTTAATGTTCCATCACCATCAAGTGATTTAACGGATTATACATCACCATTTAATGATGCTTGGTATTATGCTTTATTTAATAATACAAATAATGGATTATATTCAGGGTTTTCATTCTACACATTTGTGTCTGGTTTAACTGAAGTTTTCCCAATTGTACCGACACCTACACCTACTCCGAGTGCAACACCTACACCAACACCTACAAATCCTTGTATTACACCAACTCCAACTACTACACCGGCACCAACTCCAATACCAGTAAATGTTAGATGTTTTGAAGGTATGTTAGTAGGAACACTATATTATTATTCTGGTGTGACATATACAGATTATGACGATTTGGTTGTTGCAACATTAAGATCAAGAGGTATTGCAACATATTCAGATGAAAATAATCCAGTATTTGAAGTTTCTGATATTTCAAATGTTACTCTTAATATGTCAGGTCAATATTCTGGAGTTCTTAAAAACCCATATTTACCATTTGCTGTAAATGTAACAAACGATTCTGGAACTAACTTTATTTTTGAAACATCGTTTAGTCAATCAGATTCACAATATATCGCAAAAGTATTTGGTGGAACTAACTTTGGGAAACCAAGAACATCAACTCCATTATTCTTGGAAGAAAGATTCCAAGCGTTATTAAATTATGGTTGGAGAAAAGGTTATATCAGAGGTTTAAGTGCTGAACTTACAGCCCTTGATTCGGCTCAAAGTGAAGATCCAAATACAATCGGTTGGTATTTAGAAAAATTCCAATCGCCATCATCTCCTTGGGTTGTATCAGAATTGAGAGGTACGAAAACATTTAACTTATTCAAGTTCTACACTATTTCTGATGGTAATTCCGCAAATAGTGAGGTTAAAATCTCAATTATCAATATCTCATTTGCTAATAGAACATTTGATGTATTAGTTAGGGATTATTTTGATGTTGATTCAAATCCGGTTGTTATTGAGAAATTTACAAACTGTTCTATGGATCCATCACAAAATAACTTTATTGCTAAAAAAATCGGAACATTAGACGGTGAATTTGAAATGAATTCTAAATACATTATGGTTGAAATGAACGAAGATGCGCCAGTTGATGCACTTCCTTGTGGATTTGACGGTTATGTATTTAGAGAATATGTTGGTGTTAAATCTCCATTCCCAGTTTATAAGACCAAATATGATTTCCCAGGTGAAGTAATATATAACCCACCATTTGGTTTGGCTTCAGGTGCTGATGATGCAATTAGAACTTCTGGTGACAATATTAGAAAAACTTACCTTGGTATGTCAAGTAATATTGGTTTTGACACAAGTTTCTTTGAATATAAAGGAAAAAGAGCACCTATCTCAACTTGTGATTTGGAAGGTGGTGAATGGTCATACAAAACGAAAGGTTTCCATATGGATCAATTTGCAAGTGGAATTACAATTTCAAGTGCATTTGCAACAAGTGGAACTCCTAAATATTATGTAGGTGCGGCCGCATTCTCTTCTGAACCTACAAGTCCAGATAGTCCATATTACAGATTATTCTCAAGAAAATTCACTTTATTTGTTAATGGTGGATTTGATGGTTGGGATATTTATAGAGAATATAGAACAAATGGTGATAGATTTGTATTAGGTCGTCAAGGATTCTTAAATGGTGCTTGTGTGTCAGACAGATACCCAACTGCTAAAGGATGGGGTGCATTTAAACAAATTGCCGTTGGTGACCAGACTATGGATTATGCAAACACCGATTACTACGCGTATTTACTTGGTATTAGAACATTTGCTAATCCTGAAGCTGTTAATATTAATGTATTTGTATCACCAGGGATTGATTATGTAAATAATAGTGATTTAGTTGAAGCTACTATTGATATGATTGAGAATGATAGAGCGGATTCATTATACATTACAACAACACCAGACTATAATATGTTTGTAGCATCAACAACTGAAGGTGATAATTTAATTTATCCACAAGAAGCTGTTGATAATTTGGAAGAAACTGGAATTGATTCTAACTATACTGCAACATATTATCCTTGGGTATTAACAAGAGATACTGTAAATAATACACAAATTTACATCCCAGCAACGGCTGAGGTTACAAGAAACTTGGCACTTACAGATAATATTGCATTCCCTTGGTTTGCGGCAGCTGGTTATACTCGTGGTATTGTAAATGCGGTTAAAGCTCGTAAGAAATTAACTCAAGAAGATAGAGATGTTCTTTATGTTGGTAGAATCAACCCAATTGCAACATTTGCTGATGTTGGAACTGTAATCTGGGGTAACAAAACCCTTCAAGTTAGAGAATCCGCACTTGATAGAATTAATGTGAGAAGATTGTTATTACAAGCTCGTAAGTTAATTTCAGCGGTTTCTGTAAGATTGTTGTTTGACCAAAATGATGAACAAGTAAGACAAGATTTCTTGAATGCGGTTAATCCAATCTTGGATGCTATTAGAAGAGATAGAGGTCTATATGATTTCCGAGTTGAGGTGTCAAGTGATACTGCTGATTTAGATAGAAATCAATTGACTGGTAAAATCTATATTAAACCAACTCGTTCGTTAGAATTTATAGATATTACCTTCTATATTACACCAACTGGTGCATCTTTTGATAATATTTAGTGAAAACAAAATAGATTAAAAGTAAAATCCCTCAAATTTTTTTTGGGGGATTTTGTTTTTTTATATTATCTTCGTATATTTATTTGTAGAGACATACTCATAACTATTAAATATATTTTACCGATGAAAGTTGAATTAGAATGTTTATCTTGTAATAAATCATTTATTACTGATTTTAAACACAGAGATAAGAAATTTTGTGATAGAAGTTGTTATTTTAACTACGCTAGAAAGAATAAATTACTTGGTAAGACGAAAGACTCTAATGTTAGAGAAATAAGAACTTGCGTTCAATGTGGTAAAGAATTTGAAGAAAGGAAGAAACATCAGAAAAAAATATGTTCGGAAGAATGTAGAATATTATGGAACTCAAATCCTAAACATATTGAATATCGGTTAGGCAAATCGAAGAACACACTCCGTCAAAAATATGGGGTTGATAGTTTGTTTAAAACAAAAGAATTCAAAGAGTCGTATGAGAGTATTTTTATGAAAAAATACGGAGTTAAATCCCCAATGTTAGTTCCGGAATTTGTCGACAAATTAAAATCAACATTGAGAGATAAACATTTATTAAATTTACTACCAAAATTAAATGAAAATAATCTTGAGATATTAGATACATATGTGGCTAATAAAAGTGGTAAAACATCACAACCTTATATGTTTAAATGTTGTAAATGTGACAATATCTTTAGTAGCACAATTTTAGGTTCTGGTAAAATTCCGATATGTCGTAAGTGTTACCCAATTATTAAAAATTCAAAACTGGAACAAATAATTAAAGATTATCTAAATAGTATAGGTGTTAAACATATTGATGGTGATAGAAAAATACTAAATGGTAGAGAAATAGATATTTATTTACCGGATTATAATATTGGAATTGAGGTTAATGGTAATTATTACCATTCTGAAATAAGTGGTGAAAAAACAAAAAATTATCATATTGATAAAACAAAACTTTGTTATGATAAAGGAATCACCCTCATTCAATTTTATGAAGATGAAATCTTATTAAAGAAAGATATTGTGTTGTCAAAATTAAAAAATAAATTAGAATTGAGTAATAAAATTTTCGCCAGAAAATGTGAAATAAAAGAAATTCCAAAAAAAGAATCCTCATTGTTTTTAACAAATAACCATTTACAAGGAAATTCGATAGATAAGGTTAGATTTGGTCTATTTTATAATGATGAATTAGTTTCTGTTATGACATTTGGAAAAAAAAGAAAATCATTAGGTAATGATAATAGGGATAATTCAGAATATGAGTTAGTTAGATTTTGTAATAAAATTAATTTAACAATTATTGGTGGATTTTCTAAACTATTAAAGAACTTCATTAAAAAATATAATCCATCTAAAATAGAAACATTTGCTGATATTCGATGGTCTGGTTTAGATCAAACAAAAACTGTGTATTTTAAAAATGGTTTTAATTTCGTAAAACAAACACCACCAAATTATTGGTATATAAACACAGAAAGATATTTAAATAGATCACATAGATTTTCGTTTAGGAAAGATGTTTTAGTCAAAGAAGGTTACAATAAAGAATTAACAGAATGGGAAATTATGAAATTAAAAAAATATGATAGGATATGGGATTGTGGTTCGTTAAAATTTGAATTGAAAATAAATTAAAGGAAAAGGGAGACAAGTTCTCCCTTTTTTTATTATAATCAATATTTATTGTTATGAATCAGAAAAAATACATAAAAAAATTAATCAATGAAATAATTGATGAAACCTCATCACCAACAATGAAATATTATGCTTTTGATTGGGATGATAATTTGATGTTTATGCCGACAAAAATTTATCTGAAGGATGATAATGGAAAACCAGTTGGTATGTCGACAGAAGATTTTGCTGAGTATAGAACTGAAATCGGAAAAGAACCCTTTAACTATAAAGGAAATACAATTGTTGGTTTTGATGAAGATCCATTTAGAGACTTTAGAGTGACTGGAGATAATAAGTTCTTAACTGATGCAATGAAAGCTCCAACAGGACCAGCGTGGTCTGATTTTGTGGAAGCAATAAATAATGGTTCAATCTTTGCAATCGTCACAGCTAGAGGGCATACACCTTCAATTTTAAAGGAAGCGGTTCATAGATTAATTAATTCAAATAAACACGGTTTAAGTAAATCTGAATTAGTTAAAAATCTTAAAAAATATAGAGACCTTGCAGATGAAGAAGATTTAACGGATGATGAACTTGTAGATATATATTTAGATATGTGTAGATTCCACCCGGTATCATTTGGTGAAGGTTCGGCAACGAATCCGGAGCAAGGAAAAATTGATGCTATGGAAGAGTTCGTTAGATATGTAAAACTATTATCACATAGATTACAGAAAAAAGCATTTATGAAAAATAAAATTTCAAATTATTTTACACCATTTATTGGTTTTTCAGATGATGATGTAAGAAATGTAGAAAAGATGAAAAGTCATTTTGATAAAAAGAAAGATAATATATTACAAACTTATTTAACAGCAGGAGGAAAGAAAACTAAATATTAAAATATATTAAGTTATATATAATATATGAATACTCAAAAATAATCCAAAGTAAATAGAAAAATTTTTAAAATCCCTAAATTTTACTTTAGGGATTTTTTGTATAATAGATTTCCACAATCATAAATTTTTGGAATACCTCTTTCTTCCATTATCTCAAATTCACTTTTATTTGAATCATATCCCAAATCAACCAAAACATCTTTTCTGTATTTGAATCTTGATTCTCTTTTTTTATTAACGACATAGTAATAATTCGGTGTTGTTTCTTTTACAAAAGAAAAGTTCAACTTCTCATATAAATTACCATTACTCCACCTCTTATCAGCATAACTTATAATTTCTTTTGGTGATTGATCAACGATAAACCTTTTAAGTAGCTTAGACGCACCCCCAACAACAATGTGGTTTAGTTTATTACAAAAACGAAGTAATTCATATTCATTGTTTTCTGTTTTTTTATATCCAAGATTTAATCTTTTTTTACCAAATGTCATTATAGATATTAAATTTGAATTGTAATATAAACCTAAATTAAATTTACTACCAACTGAGCCCTGGATATGGTTTTCTTCCAAGAATTTTGTTTTTGTTTGTGTGTCGACATATTTTACTTCACAATTTCTAGCAAAAACACGAACACTAGTAAGACCTAATAATGTTTTAATTCTACTTTTTA